CTACAGGTGGTATGGCTATGACTGTTAAAGATGCAGTTGAATCATTTGCCTTATTCTCAAAAGGTAGTAAGATAGCAACAGCAGCAACAGCCTTACAAACTTGGGTAACCAATGGCGCGACTGTAGCAACAAAAGCATTAAGAGCCACTTTGATAAGTACGGGAATCGGGGCGGTTGTAGTTTTGATTACAGCCTTAGTGGTTGCTATGTCAAATATGGAAAGTTCAGCAAAGAAAGCTGAAAATGCACAAAAGTTATTGAATGATGAAATCGAAAGAAGTAATCAGTTACTATCTCAGGAACTTTCAGACATTGACTATGTTACTAAAGCGCAAATATTAAGAGCAGAGAAGCAAGGCAAAAGCGTAAAAGAAATACAAGCGATTGAAAACGGAGCAAGTGCCGACAGATTAGCTGCGTTAAAAGTAGAGCAAACTAAGCTATTAGAATTACAGGATAGAAAAGACAAAACACCTGAACAAGCTAAAGCGATTAACGATGCACTCGTTAAAAATACAAGCGCATTTAATAAAGAAATTCAAAATCAAGAACTTTCAAGATTAACAGACGAAAAAGACAACGCTGTAAAAGGCAGAGAAAATCAAGCAAAAGCTAATGAGGAAAGCAAAGCTAAATCAAAAGAGCATAACGATAAATTATTAGCAGACCGAAAAGCATATTTAGACAAAGCCAATGCGTTTGATGAAGAAAATAATTTAAAGGCAGTTGATACCGATAAAATTAAAAGAGATGCGGATAAAATCGCAATGCAAGAAGATTTAATTAATAAAGTTGCTATTGGGGATAATTGGGTTTCAGAACAACGCAGAATTTCAGAACAAGAGATTTTAGATTTAGAAGAAGCTAACATTAGAAAAATTGAAATTGAGCAAACTTTACAAGATGCAAAAAGAAACGCATTAAATACCGGACTTGATATATTACAACAATTTGCAGGAAAGAATAAAAAAATAGCATTAGGTATATTAGTAATTCAAAAAGGTTTAGCGATAGCAGATGTAATTGTAGGAGCGGCTAAATCAATAGCATTAGCACAAGCTAACTTAGCAGCAGTACCAGCAGTTATTGGTGTAGTTCCCAATCCTATGTATGCAGTACAAGCAGCATCAACTATAAAAGGAATTGCATTAACTAAGATTACAGCAGCGACTTCTATTGCTTCTATTTTAGCAGCAGGAATAGGACAAGCAGCATCTATAAGCGGAGGGTCGGGAGGTTCAGCAGGTGGAAGCGATGGAGGTAGACAAAGCGCACCCCCACAATTCAACATAGTAGGGCAAAACTCAAACAATCAACTTGCTCAAAGTATTGGTAAAAGTCAAAACAGACCCGTAGAAGCGTTTGTAGTATCAGGCAATATGACTACAGCACAAAGTTTAGACCGTAATAGAATAGCAACAGCCACTTTTAATAGTTAAATTATGGAAGAACAAGACGATCCTATCTATGACGATATGGAATACGAGCAAAGCGATACCCGTTACGAGGTGGTTTCTATTTGTAATCAGGCTTTAAACGCAGTCGATGGTTTTGATTCTTATTTAGAATCGGATAAAATCAGGGTAAACGAGATTAAAAGAAAGGCATTACGACTAATAGAACATCATATTTCAATGGTATATGACGAACACTTCGAGGATTAATTAAAACGACCACTTTAACGAGTGGTTTTTTTATACCTTTTAAATAAATGTGATACACTTTGTAAAAGTTACGTTATTATATTAATGGAAACATACAAAGTAATATTCAAAGAGGGCGAGACTACAGGAGTATATGGCATATCACTTGTCGAAAATCCTGCAATGGATTCTATGTTTATTGCACTCAAAGAAGATACTAAACTACAATTAAAAGCAATCGACACCGAAAAAAGAATACTACTCGGAGCGGTGCTTATTCCAGAAAAACCAATATACAGAAATCAAAACGGTAAGGAGTTCAATATCGTATTTCCTGCCGAAACAATATTACTTGCTTCTCAAAATTTCTTAAAACAAAACTATCAAAGCAGTTCGACATTAGAGCATAACGAAGATATGAAGTTATCCGATGTAACATTTGTTGAAAGTTGGATTAAGGAAGATATGGTAAATGACAAGTCCGTACTACACGGATTCGATGAGCCAATAGGAACGTGGTTTGCTTCTATGAAAGTAGATAACGAGCAAGTATGGAATGACTATATCAAAACAGGAAAAGTAACGGGATTTTCAATAGATGGATTTTTCGACTTAGAGCAAATTAATTTAAACAAACAAGAAATGAATGTAAACGAAATCGTAGATGCGATTAAACAAGGGTTTGCTTCTTTGTCTTTGAAAAAAGAAACAGAGGTAAATCTTGGAAGTATTGCCAATCAAGATGGTAGTATCACTTTCAACTTTGAGGGCGATACAATCGCAGAGGGTACTATTATGTCAATGACAGGAGCGGATGGAGAATTACCTGTACCTGATGGAGAATATACTCTTGCAGATGGTATGCTTATCACAGTAGCTGGTTCAGCAGTAACAAGTATTGGTTCGCCTGATGCAGAGGTTAAAGACGAAAATGCACCTGCACCAATGGCAGCAGCACCAACAACTTCACCGGTAGTTAAAAGCGAGAAATCAACTCAGGAGGTTTTTTATCAACTTTCTAAAGAAGATTTAAACGCAATGACCTTAGAGTTCGCAAGTCAATTAGAAACTAAAATTTCAGAATTGAGAAACGAATTTAAAACAGAATTGGAAGCACAAGCACCAATCAGTTTGACAAAAAACAAACCAGCTAAAGAAATGGCTTGGGAAGAAATGACAGAATTACAAAAACGCAGAGCAACAAAATAATTTAAAAAAAAATAAACAATGGCAATTACTTATAACAGTATTGATATTAAAGGAGTAGCAGCAGAACCGATTATCGAAGAAATCTTATTCGAAAATGCTACCATAGGAAAAGGACTTGTAACATTTGAAGAAGATGTTAAAGCCGAAACAATTTTTACAGAAGCTACAGCATCTGCAACCCTACAAGCCTACACAAGTGGAGTACCTACTACAGCAGGTTCTCTTACTGCTTTTGATGTAGCAGTAACACCGGTTAAAGGTCAGTTTTACCAAACATTTGACCCTGCTAACTTACGTTTTTCAAGATTCAAAAAAGACATCAAGCCAGGTGCTTGGGAAATTATGTCTACTGAATTTGAAAGACTTTTGATTGGTGGTCTTTACGCTAAACAAATCTCTTTAGCTTTAGAAAATGAATTTTGGAATGGCGCAACTTCAGCTACTAAAACAGCAGTTGCTGCACTTACAGCAGGAACTTTAAACACAGAGGTTGGAGCAGCCGAAAAAACACAAGTAGCCGCTTTAGCAGCTTCTCAAATTGATGGTATATTAACTAAAATGGTTTACAACGCTTCTAACGCTTCTGCTACAGCAGGAGTAGGAACTCGTATCAAAGTAGCAGGAACTACTATTTCAGCTTCTACTATCAAAGCAGAGTATGACAAAATCTTCGCTGCTATTCCAGCCGCTGCTTTGTCAGGTTCAGAACAACCTACTTTATTCGCTCCAAGATCACACAGACAATTTATAATCGCAGCTAACAATGTTACTACTGATTATACTAAACCTTTCGATGTTGATGCAAGTGCGCAAAACATTTACTTCAATGGATTGAAAGTAGAGTTCGTACCACTACCTGAAAAAGTAGTTATCGCAGCTTTGAAATCTAATTTGATTTGGTGTACTGATTTACTTTCTGATGTAAACACAATGAAAGTTGATTATATCGCTAACAACAGCGAACAAATGTTTATCAAAAACAATGTAACAATCGCTGCTCACGTAGTTAATCAAAAATTCAACGTATTGTACGCAGGATAAGAACAAGTAACAAGGGGGGATTAGTTTCTCCCCTTATTTTAAACTAAAATAAATGGCTTGTGATATAACAAAAGGCAGGGCGTTACCCTGTAAAGATTCAAGAATAGGAATTAAAAGCGTAGACTTCGCAGTCTATAACGATGCAGTATTTACGGTTACAGCTGGAGAGGTTACAGCTATACCTGCTGCAATTACAGCGGTGTTTAGATACCAAGTAAAAGGAACGGGAAATAAGTTTGAAGATGTAGGAACTATCAACGCTGAAAACAGAACGGTAGAGTTTAAAAAATCATTGTCTTTAGTACTTCCAAAATTAGGAGTAACAAGCGATGTAGAACTTTCTGCTTTATTGTATGGTAGAGTTTACGCATTTGTAAGAGACTACAACGGTAATGTAATTGTTTGCGGTATTGATTCAGGAATGGATGCAACAGTACTAAACAAATCTACAGATACACAAGGGTATTCTATTACATTAGAAGCGTTAGATAAAGTGGTTTCTCCATCTTTAAGCTCAACAGCTAAAACAGCCTTAGAAGTATTGGTTAGTGTAACAAATGTAGCACCGTAATTATGGGAAGTATAAAAGGAATTAAAACGGTAAAAATTAGTCTTGCAGTTGTTGATGATATTGCAGCATTAAACAGTAAAGCAAACTCACAGTTATTAGAGGCTTCGAGTTTTGTTCAAAAAGCAATAGCAGCGTTTTCTAGCGCAAATGATACATTAGCTACTACAGAGGAACTAACAAGAAAAGGTTTAGCTATGGCGAATGAATTAGGAGCGACTTCAACAGCTAAAGAGATTCAAGGATGGGCGAAGTTTGTAAGTACTTCTATGAGTAAGTCAACAAAGAACATCAATAGCTTAAAGTCTATTAATTAAACAACAATAACTTTATTAAACAAGCCACTATTTAAGTATAGTGGCTTTTTTATTTGATACAAAAGGCAATAGTTACGTTATTATATTATGAGTATAGAAGTTATCCAATTATCAAATTATATTAGACCACAAGTAAAAGAGGTGCAGTCTAAAGAGTGGGTATTAAATGGGGATAAAAATTCATTTTATCAATACATTATAGACCGTTACAACGGTAGTCCTACTAACAGAGCGATTATAGATTCTTACAGTCAGTTTATTTATGGCAAGGGTTTAATGAGTTCCCAGCAATCAATGAAACCTTTATTGTTTGCCACAATCAAAACCATTTTAGGGAAGAATGATTTACGGGCAATTTGTCAAGACTACGCTTTGTTTGGCGAAGCTGCCATAGAATTAATCTACAAAAAAGGCGAGTTAAAACAAGCAAAACACATCCCTAAGAATAAAGTAGTTCCTCAAAAAATGGATGAGAACGGGGATATTACAGGCTATTGGTTTAGTCAGGATTTTAACAACACCCGAAAATACGAGCCTTTATTTATAGAATCGTTTGACTTTAAGAAAAAAAGTGAGGGTAGTTTTATTTATGTTATATCCGATTATCAAGTAGGGAAAACTTATTTTACAGACCCAACTTATCTAGCAGGTTTACCTTATGCAGAGTTAGAAGAAGAAATAGCCAACTACTGTATTAACCATATTAAGAATGGTTTGTCTTTCGGTCACATCGTAAATATGAACAACGGTACACCAGAGAGCGAAGATGTTAAAAGAGAAATCCAAAAAGATATTAAAGATAAATTAACAGGTTCACAAGGAGCAGGAAAATTTGTTCTAAACTTTAACGATAACAAAGAAAACGCTATCACAGTCGAAGCGTTAGAAGTTTCCGAAGCGCACAAACAATACGAATTTTTAAGTGCCGAATCAGGGCAGAAGATTATGATCTCGCACCGGGTAACTTCTCCAATACTTTTTGGTATTAAAGACAATACCGGAATGGGAAACAATGCCAACGAAATGGAAAGCGCATTTAACGAATTGATGATTAACGTAATTGCACCAAAGAAAGAAGTAATCTTAGATGCCTTAATGGAAATCTTTACCGATGCAGGTCTTGTTATCGATTTAGATTTTATACCACTTAGAAAGGTCGCACAAGAAGCAACACAATTAAGCGCACACGTTCAATGCAATCACGACCATACAGATGATATGTTTGCAGATGCTTTGTTAGAGTTAGGCGAACAAATAGACTTAAACGAATGGGAAGCAATAGACGAAAGCGAGTACAATTCAGAAAGTAAAGTAACGGAAACAGCTTTAAATATGTCATCGTTACAATTAGCTTACGCTCCGAGTGCTTTTGCAGAGAGAACAAGCGAACAAGATACTAAACTATTCAAGATTAGATACGAATATAAGGGAAGTATGACACCCGAAAGATCCTTTTGTCGTAAAATGATGGGTGCAAATCTACTTTTTAGAAAGGAAGATATAGAAAGTGCAAGTAGAAAAGGGGTAAATAAAGGTTTTGGACCACACGGAGCAGACACTTATAACCTATTTTTATACAAAGGAGGGGTTAATTGTAAACACTTTTGGCAGCGTTCTATCTTTTTGAAGAAAAATAACGACAGATTAACAAGCGCACAAGCACGAAAAATGCTAAATGACCTTGACCCAAGCCTCAGAAAAGAAGCAAACTTCGAGCAAAACCCTCCAGAGGTTGCAAAATGGACTTATGATTTACCTAATCACGGAGCGTTAAGCTAATATATTATGGAAGCACTACTATTAAACGACATAGATATAACCGAAAATACTCCTTTAGGGGGGAATATTGATGTAGATAAATTTAGATTTTGTATCGCAGATGCTCAGGTATCTAAACTTGAAGAAATCTTAGGAGAAACATTATACGAAAAGATTAAAACAGACTACACAGCAAACACTTTAAGCGGTCTTTATGCTATTTTATACGACAAGTATATCAAACCTTTTTTAATACACCAGAGCGCAGTAGAATACCTTTTAGTAGGTGCGTATATGGTTTCTAATGGGGGGATATTTAAGAACACTCCACAAAACGGAACACCCGTAGAGAAAAACGAAGTTGATTTCTTAGTACAAAACCAACGTAGCAAAGCAGAAATGTATCAGGCACGACTTGAAAAATGGTTAGTTAGAAA